GCTAAAGCTGAATCAAAGAAAGACTTTGTTCAACAAGTCTATGGTTCAGTTGTGTTGTTGTATGGTCAAACCGAGTCTGGTGGAATGCAAATGCGTTGCACAGCAACCGCATATCGCATTGTAGAGAAGGACAAGGTTAAGAAGACCCGTTTTGTTTCTGCCGCGCACTGTGTCTCGGGTGATTCGGACGAAGAGCAAGCGCAAGGAAAGTATTTCATTTCATTGGATTCAGAAGGTCAAAAGACTTTCATACCAGCAGCATTGGTACGTGCAGGTGATAAAAAGAAGGGTGACGATTTCTCAATCTTCGAGGTCGAGGGTGATAAGTTTCCAATAGTCCCAGTCGGTGACAGCAAGGCACTAAAGGTTGGCGATGAGGTTGTGGATGTTTCGGCTCCTTTGGGATTGGGTAAGATTTATTTCCAAGGCTACGTCGGCAATGTTCATTTAGACCGCCCGCCTCTCGATGCAGGCGAAGTTCAATGGACCAACGTAATGATTGTTGAGATTGGTGGTGGTCCCGGGTCCAGCGGTTCCGCTGTTGTCTCTGTCGAACAAAAAGCGATTGTGGCATTCGTGGTAGGTTCATTCAACGGTGGCAATCTAGGTATGATTGCTGTTCCAGCAGAAAAGTTTAAGGCTTTCGAAGCCGCTGTGGATGCTGGTACGTATAAGAAGACGCCAAAATCAATGTCATTAGAAAGTTTTTTAGGCGGCATGTTTCGCGGGGTGCATCCATGAATCCATTTGCTGAATTAGCAGTACAGCTTGGAATGTATGTAGTGATTGGATTCTTATTCGGATTGGGATTTTGGCTGGCAAAGAAAATAATTAAGGCATAAAGTTAGCATGAAAATAGTTGCTTTCTTCATCAGACATGGAGAGACAGATTTCAATGAGAAAGAGAAAGGACCGCAAAAGGAAGAGCGCTTCCGTGGCGACCTTGATATCCCTCTCAACGAAGACGGTCAAAGAGAAGCGGAAGAGTTAGTTCCGTACTTTGCTGCCCGAGAGTTTAGTGCCGCATTTCACAGTGGTATGCAGAGAACAGCTCAAACATTGGAGCCGTTGATGGCAGCGAAGGGTATGGAAGCCGCCACGGTTGAGGGTTTGGACAGTTTGGACACCGGTGACTTCTCCGGTTTACCTAAGACTAAGAAGAATAAAAAGAAACTTGAATGGTTTCGTAAGAATCCAAACGAAGTAATCCCAGGCGGCGAAAGCGTTAGTGCCTTTCGCGACCGCGTCGACCCGAAGATTATGCAAGTCATTAAGATAGGTGAAGAGGCTGGCAAGCCCGCCGTAGCTTGTGTTCACGGCTCGGTTATGCGAGAACTTTCGCGGCTTCTCCACGATGACTATAACAAAGTAAAGGTTGAACCAGGCGGAGTAGTTGGAGTATTCAAATCTCCCAATGGTTATGAGGCGGCTGCTCTTTTGAAAGAAAGCGAAACAGAAGAAGATATCAGGGCGGGAAGTTAATTATGGCAACCCCAAATAGTATAGAAGGTGTTCTTGCTGGTGCAAAGAAAACGCTAGCAGACGCAAATAAGTTTACGCAAAGCGTAGAGGGCAATGCAACGTCAGCATTCGCTCCTAAGAAACCATCGGTACCCAAGTTACCACAATCGCATTCAGAAGCGCCTTATTCTTTGGCTAGGGAATTGAGAGCCAAGAGCGCTAATGTCGACCAATATAAGAAGGCTGTAGAAAACCAGTAAAAATTTTCGCAAAGCAGCAAAAGTTTTGCACGGCTCAAAGGCGATATAGCAGATGGGCGGGTCGTATTATCTGAGAGGGTATACGGGCTGAGTCCTTGTTTGAGCAGGTTCGGTCATAGCGGGATTCTGGCAGCGGGAAGCCTTCCTTAACGCAGAGAACACAGTCATACTCCACAAGTCATTGCTATGATACGCTTGTGGCGTGCAAATATTTTTACGTCTCATTTTGAGACAAAGATTTTTGAAGAATTTACTTGACAAGGCAATCAGTCTGTGGTAATATAGTTTGTTTGCTGTCATACCTCACTGGTATGAATTCAACGCAAATTGGTTGGGGCGGCCTTTACCCGCCCTGACTACCCCTGTAAAGGAGGGGCAAAATGGGAAAAAGAAGACAAATTCCTGGAAAAGAGTACACTTTCATAAAAAGAAGAACGGGAGAAGAAGACACAGGTATTCTTCCGCAAGCATATGGAGAGAGTAACGATTTTGTTTACTGGAATCCCAAGAAGAATTTTTCTTTAGGGGGATATTGGACGTCCAGGAAATTCAAAAAAGATAGAAGCATTACCGATTATCGGAAAAGACCCGAAGAAAATAAAAATAATAGTAAGAGATGGGCCGCTGCTAATCCTGAGAAAGTTCGTGCCGCGCATCAAAAACATTATAAAAATAATGTAGAATATTATACTATCAGAAGTCATTATCTTAATATATTTAAGAGGTCTTATCCTGCTTATAAAAATTTGGCTTTTTATGATGGTTGGAACCCTGATAAAGGCGGCTCTTTTCAATCGGGAGCAGACTGGATAATTGAAAATTTGGGCAGACGCCCCGACGATACAAGATATGAATTACATATTATTCGACGATATCCAGACCCTGAAAATCTAGAAAAACCTTACGGATTTGTTCCAAATAATTTAATTTGGATTCCTAAAAAGGAACACCGCCGACAGGAAATGCTTGAAAAGATTTTACTAGAAAATTTGGAATTGAAGAATAAGTTAAAGTTGTACGAACAATAGAGGGGCCTCGCCTCTCTTCTGAGAGGCACAATGGTTCAGCCGTTAACACCCGCCGAAAGACAAAGAAGAAGTAGAGCATTGAAAAAGGGATTGCCAGACCCCTTTGCCGGTCGAGAGACTCGTGTAGAGTTAATAGAAGCTCGTCGTAGTCAGCACGAGGAAGACCTTGCCTGGGCGTTAGAGCAAGACGCCACGGGACGTTATTACGGTGATGAGTGTCGTAGTTGTTTTGACCTTTTGGGTATGTACGAAGGTGCGGATAGAACGGCTGAGGCGCTCGAAGACGCTGAAGAAGTAGTTAAGAAAAAGAAGCAAAAGAAAATCTCTGTTGTCCCCGCCTCACTCAATTTACAAATTCGAGCCATTACGAGAACACAGAAGTTGGGAGACGGAAGTTTAGAAATTGAACTGCCAATAGAACCCGACGAGACTGAGTATAAGAATCTTTTTGAAGTAAATGAAATAGTCTCATTCAGACGTTGGTTAGACCTTAGAGGCAAAGGCCGAAAGGGTAAGAATTTACTGTGGCTTGGTCGTTTGGTTGGCAAAGATTTGTACCATAGTATTCATCAAGTTGTCTGCGACCAGTTTGTTCAAAAAGATTTCACGGGACTGTATTTTCCTGGATATACGCTGGGCGATTTTCACAATGCTATCAAAAAGCAGCAGCGATTCGCTAATGACGGGACGCCGTGCCGAGAGGCAATGATTCTTGATTTTAGAGGAGCATACAAGAGCACGATAGACGGAATCGATTCCGTTCAATGGCTCATAAATGCTCCCGATATTCGGATAATGATAATCACAGGCGAGAATAGCCTCGCTGTGACTTTTTTGCAAGAGATTAAAGCATACTTCGGAATTGCAGAAGGCGCAGAACCAACAGCTTTTAATATTTTATATCCTGAGTACGTTATTACGGGGACAGCTGTCTCATCGACTCGTCCACTTATCTGTCCAGCTAAAGTTTTGAAACAAAAAGGTAAGAATCTTTGGGTCAATTCAATTGTCGCTAGTTTGAGTGGTTGGCACCCCGACATCAAAAAAGGCGACGACGTCGTCACTGACGAAAATTCAAATACCAAAGAGACCAGAGCAAAACTGAAGAAGAAATATGATGGAACAAAGAACACCGTTCCTTCTTATGGCTTTTCGGAACACATAGGTACGCGTTATTTTACCGATGATTGGTACGGTACGCGCATGCTGCCAGATAAAAAGACTGGAAAAGTTTCTCCTATTAAGTATTTTTGCCGAGGCGCGTGGACTGTAAAACCCGAGTATAGAAGTATTCCGTTGAAAGAACTCACGGAAGAAATGGTAGTTTTGACAGCACCTCAGATATCTAGTTGGGAGCATCTTCAAAGTTTATTGGGCGACGGTGAGCGAGGTTTTCGTAACCAGCAGCTGAATGAACCTTCCGATGAGGATGAAGATTCTCCGTGGGTGCATCATTTCACGGAAGCGCTCCTACGTGGTGTTACCCATCCTAAAGAGATGGAGCCCAAAGACGGTAAAATATTTCAAACCTGCGACCTTTCGTATACGGATAAAGCGTCGTCCGATTATTCTGTTATAGTAACGGGAAAGATTTATCTTACGCCTTCCAATGAATACGGTCTTTGGATTTTAGATATCCAATATGGGAAATGGAAATCCTCCGAGATACCCACGCAGCTTTGCATGGCTTATAGAAAGTGGCCGATGGTAGAAGAAATTTGTATTGAAAAGTGCAATGGCGCGGAATGGTTATACGATGGTATCGGTGTACACGGACAAAAGTGGAATGTACCCGATATTAAAAATAAGATAAAACTGTGGCCTATAGATGCGTCTTCTGGAGCAAAGAGAAATCGTATTAAGGACTTAGAATTCCTTATGTCCGAGGGCCGCTTAAATATTTCTAACGGCCCTTATATAGACGATACGTATAAACAGTTTCTTCAATTTACGGGTGAGAGAAGCACGCCATATCGTAAAGATGATATTCCGGATGGAATTTCATTCTTTATAAATTACCTTCCTAAAACGGCTTTGAGGTCCAACGCAGACCCCGAAGAAGTTAGAAAAGAAATGGAAGCAATGCAAGCCAAGGCAAATCTCAAGGCATGGAAAGAGCGAATTTTTGGTATGTCTAAAACAGACCCTGATTATAATAGGGCAGATGCGTCGCCAAAAGTTAGCGATTGGAACAGAAACAGAAATGGTGGGGGAACTCCACCAACTGCTCCGCCACCAGCCGAACCACAACGTGACCCTCGCCGGGCGATGTTGGATAAGATACTTCCACCAGGAATGAGAACATAATAGAAGGAATTCGTGAGCGACCAGGACCAAAGAATTCAACAGAAGATACACGACCTGTACGTCACTCCTGCGAATGAAATAAACGAAGAAAATACTTACGTAGATAAAGAAACAGACACCATACAATTTAATGATTCAGCAGCCGTCAAGTTAGTGCTTGATGATACGGCTACCGCTGATAATTATATTCAAATCCAGCAGTGGGCGAATGGTTGGACAATGGCAGATTTGCTTTATCAATCTCCAGCCACTCAATCCGCTTTTGATGGCGGAAATGTTGGGCAAGCATCAGTGCCTAAGTACATGGTATCAAACCACATTTCATCAATCGTGCCAAAAATTATGGGGTCGATTTTTTTCGAAGACCCTCCAATGCTTCTCCGCCCTCGCCCGGGCACCTCGCCAGCAGTTGTAACAGCGAAGGAAACCATCTTTTCGTATCAGTTGGATTTCATGAAGTTCGAGGAAGAGGTAGAACGTACGCTCGAACAAGCCGCACTATTAGGCACCGGCATCATGAAGTGGGGTTACGCGGAGCGCGTAGAGAAGAAAAAGAAATACAAGCGTAAGGCCGCAAAGCTGTCGCTTCCTCAACCTGATGGTACAACGAAGCTAGTTGATACGCCAGATTCAGACATTTCTGAACCTGTATATTTTGATAAAACGATTTCTAATCCGTGGTTAAAGTACTGCGATATTCGTACTGTCTTAGTGAACCCTGGTTGCCGTGTCGGCGATATTCGCAGAGCCGGTTGGGTTGTTTATCGCGACTACGCGACATTCACAGATTTAAATAACCTGCGTGGCACAGAAGGCTATAACATTCCTGAAGAGAATGTGCTTAGAGATATCTTCGCAAACGGCGTAACTTCCGGCCCAGACAATATCACCATGACCATCCCCGAGGGGATGATGGGATATTTGCAGCATGCGTTGCCACGTAGCTACAAGACATCATCTGACCCCAATGTAGCTCCTATGGAAATTTTGGAGCGCTGGGATAATGAGAAAGTCATTGTTGTTTTGTCTTTCAACGGCCACAACATTCTGATTCGTAATGAAGCTAATCCATATGGAAAGATTCCGTTCTATAGCTTCAACTGGCGCAATATTCCTGACAACTTTTATGGTCAGGGACTTGGTTTGCTGATTGGTAGTGAACAGATTGTTGAGCAAGGTGTAACCA